TTGTATTTACTTGATATCTTTTTTGATCTTCAAGAATGTTTAAGATTTTTTCAAACTGTGTATAAGAACAAACTAATAGATTAGGTGCCTTACCACATTTCTTTTCAACCTTTAACATAACTTTATTTAAAAGATCAGTTGAAATTGATGCTGAAGAAGCTTCAACAACAGATGCAGACCATCTTCTGTCTTTATCTATGTTATATAGCTTTTCTGCAGGAGAAATAGTTGAATCAAATTTCTTAAGTGCTTTAGCTAGACCTTGAGGATCGTTATCCTTAGAGTTTTGCATAACTACACTATTTAATGTAGATCCACTTGTTTGAGTTACAGAAGCACTTAAAGTGATCTTACCTAAATCTACATCTACAGCGATTATTTCTAATCCTTCTGCTACCATAGATTTTGCGCCAGTAGCAGTTACTTTCTCTTCTATATCTACCAAATCACCTTCTTCAAAATTTGCTTCTTTAAAGTCAGAGATTGTTAATACAGCAGTTCCTGTTCCTGCAGATACGGTTCCTAATTCACCAGTACCATCTGAAAAAAGACATCTTGAAAGGTTTCTCATATAAGATTCAACGCCTTTCTTAACTACTTCTTTAGTAGCTCTAACAAAAGAACCTTCATCTTTAAGAGATGCTTTGATTGTTTGACGATCAATAGTTACTCTTGCATAAAGACTTTTTGCTTCAATAATAGCTTTTCCATATTTTGCTTTTGATGCTGCAGGAAGTTTTCCTGAACCTACACCACCAGCAAATGATTGTGGAACTGCTATCTCTAATCGTGATCCTACAAAGTTGTAAGATTTTTTACATCTACCTAAAAGAATATTTGCTGAATTGTAAATATTCTCAGATAGTTTTTCATATTTAATCTTGAACAATGCTGACGCATCCTCCATATTAAATTTACCATTATCTGTTGTTTGTGACATTTTCTATCTCCTAGAATTTAAAAATCATCAAAGTCCGCATAGTCTTCTAATGCTCGAACCTGCGATTTTTTATTATTAATATTATCTGTACCGACTTTTGCCGATACGCTTTTTGAAGCTTTCTCTACATTTTTCTTACTTCCATAAACCTCTTGAATCAATTCTACAATATCCGAGTCTGGTAATTTATCATATGTCATGATAATTTTAGCCACGTTTTCAAGGATCGCATCATCGGATTCAAAATTAGGTAAGGCTTCAGATATTAAGGAATCCGCTTTGCCTATTGATTGCTTTTGTACACAGTACTCAGCAACAACTGCAGGAGTTATTCCTTCCATCTCTGCCTCTTTTAATTCAAAATAAGACGCATTGAAATCTTCGTCCGATATTGAATAAGTTTCTTGAAAGTGAGATATTTCTTGTTGGAGTGCATTTACAGCTTGTTCCTGTTCTCTCTTGGTTTCATTTGAACTATTCAAATCTTCTAAAAATTGTTTTTCTTCTTTTAATTGTTCGTTTGATTGTTGATCTTCTGTTAAAGATCTTATTCTATCTATTTCAGGTGCCATTTGAGATAATAATTCTCTTTTAAACTCATATGGCTTCATCCCTGCAAATTCTGCTAAGTAGCCTAAAGCTCCTAGTCCATCTTTATTTTTAACTTTTTCAGCAAAACCATCTATATATTTATTTACGTTATCTAATTCTGCTTTGTATGTATCTACATTCTTTTCGTGAGATTTTCTTTCTTCTGAAAATTCTTTATATTTTTGATTATAATTTATCTTTCCTGAGTAATTATTTAGAAGATCTTTTAAAGATACATCTACTTCTTCACCATCAACCGTGTGCCTAAAGGTCGAGTCTTCGGCAACATCTTGTGAGATGTCTTTAAATGTACTTTTTGCATATTTAATTTCTTCTTTAATTTCCTCTTCAATCTCTTCTTTTGTAGCTTCGCTCGCTTCTCTATCGTCTTTTCCCGGAACTTGTGATTTGTCTTCTTCTTCCGCTGTCGTTTCCTCACTCCCATTTTGTAAGAAATCTCTCGCATTATCCATTAACTCCTGTTCTGTATTTACAGTTGTAAGTTCATCTAGATCATCAAAAGATGCTCCATGACCTATATCAGGAGAGGTTTCTCCTTCTATTTCTACATTTGATTCGTCTTGTACTAGTGTTTCACTCATTATTTCTCTCCCTCAGAAAATGGTTTACCTTCCTCTGTTTCTTTACCCGGAACAATACCTGTAACAGTATCTCCTCTATTTGCTTGTCCTTGTACTACAATTTCCTGTTGTTCTCTTGATTGAGGAATGAATCCTGCAGGGAATATAGGGAAATTGGGTAGTTCGGCTAATTTTGCTTCGTAGTTAGGATTTGCTTGTGCTTTTTCTGTCATAGCAAATTCTGTTACTGCAATATGATCTACAATAGATTTCTGTACTTCTAAAGGAGTTTCTTCTTTAAAAGAACGAGATTGCATTGCTCTAACATGTGTTCTCCAGTGAACTATATGGTCTTCCCATTCCATAGGTTCACCTACATATTTACCTGCTAATAAATCTTCATTTTCAGATTCAGCACATTTAACAGCAACTGTAAGTAAGGTATTCATTTTATCTACATTACCAAATTCTAATAGATCAATCCATCTTTCATTAGATAGAAGATCTGGTTTCATTTGCATTATTTCAATTATTCTCTGCATCTTACCTGCTTTTGATTCAGGAAGAGCAGTACCTACTTGAACACGTACATCATAATCTTTACTAAGATTGGCAGAATCGAAATGACGTATGGAGTATTTATTATCTTTACCAACAATTCGTAACATTCGACCGTCATCCGGTGCATAATAATCTCCTGCTACAGCTATTGTTTTTCTAGCTACTTTTTGTACAAAGTTATTATGTTTTGAAACATCTGTAGTAGATCTTTCTTGTTCTTGCTCATTTAAAAATTGTAGTGCAACACCTGCGGTAATTCCTTTAGGAGGAGTTCCACGAGAAACACCTTGTACACCATATACTTGTCCCATTTCTTGAACTAACATATCTCTAAAAGTATATGCTTCTCTAGGATTAGGTGCTGTTTGCATTAATTGGGGTGGTACCGGACCTTGATATTGTACAATAGTACTATCATTACCTAGTGCTTCAATTTTACAAGCACCTCTAGGCATTACCCATTTAGCATGTCCAGTTAAGTATATATTTTTTGCTAAAAGTGTTGATAAGTTATTGTGCATATTTTGAATAGGTTTAATTAGATCAAATCCAGATACACCATTTAACTGTTCTGGTACATCTATATCTGTTAATCTTTCAAAAGGTAGTTCACCATGAGAATAAGGTAAAGCACTCTCTTCTAAAATAACATCTTTAGTATATTTTACGTAAGCACCTTTTCTACAATTCTTTACTTGCTTATGAAAAAATTCATATACTAAAACTTCTTCTTCTAATAGTCTATCTGTTAAATCTTCTTGATCATATAGTTTAACTTTTGTTTCTGATTTTAATTGACTTTTAAATTGAGGATATTCCTTTTTAAGATCTTCTACAGGGATAACATTTACTTTAATTGCGTATTCTACATCTTCAAATTTCTTTCTTCTTTGTAAAAATACTCTCCATGGAGTTTCTATCTTATATTTAATATCTCCAATTTTTATAGGTAGGTCTAAATCTATTTTTTTAGCATTACCTTCTTCATCTACTACTACTTGTCCTTCTTCATTCATTAATTCTAGATCTATACCTTTAGATTTAGCTTCTACAACTTTAGGATGAATATCTCCTAAGTCTTTATCCCATTCTATAAATAGATAAGCTTCCCCAAATATGCGAGATTGTCTTTGAACCTTTTGCATAATAGAATCTATATCATTCATATACCATAAATGGTTTATTAACATCTTTACTGCATTGGCAGCATTCTTATCTTCAAATTCATCATTTGTAGGTAGTATGTCTACTGCAGGTTTCATTCTACACATTTGAGAAACTTTTGTTTCTACTATATCATATAAGTGATTTATTACAAATTTACTTGATTTATTAAATTTTAGAGACTCACTTCTCCTTACAG